ATCGCATCACACATGGAGTTGAACAACTGGACTTGAGACACGGGTTGCCAAGTGCGGGTAGCAGCGGGCATCTGGATGCGGGAGAGGTCGGACACGGTGGTGAAGGTCTTGGACATTGCAGTTCCTTTCGGGGTTGTGTCTAGAGTCTAGACAAGTGGTGGATGATTCAAGGCAACGGTAATGAACACTTGCTCCTCATCTGTGAGCGCGTATTCGTCTGTCAAACCGGACACTACGACGGCCCAGTCAAACGACTGGCGATAATCCGTCTTGAGCCAACCCATGTACGACATGGCGATGGCATCTGTAACTACGAAAGTAGAAGATGTGGGGAGTTCTGCTTCCATTGCTAAATACTAAACGATTTTGACGATGGTGTCAAGGGGAAACCGCGTTGCTTCGGCTATGCGCGGCCCAGCCACCGAAAGGTTTAGGTGCTGCTCTTGGGGAGCAGGCTGTGGGTCAGGCGGTTGATGAACGCCTCAACCAAGGCTTCCCGAAGCGATGGGTTCTCCACGATCTGCTTCGCCAAGGAGTTAGCCAGACGGCCCATGGGCAGGGCCTCGACAAGATCGTCCATGTCTATGCGTGAGGCGATGTCGTCTGGATCGAAGTGGTTTGCGATCTCTTCGGGGTCGATGTAGCCCGCAACGGACTCGACATCGATGTAACCCGCGATTTCACCCGCGTCCAGTTCGACCTTGCGGGTCATCTCTTCCGCGAGGTCGTCGGTGTCGATGTGATCCGCGATCTGGCTGGGGTGGATCCGACTGGCGACTTCGCTGATGAACTCTGGGTTGTCGGTCAGGTTGTTGATGCTTTCGGACTTGTCGAACAGGGTCGGACCCGTGGATCCCCGGAGGCTAGCGAGTGCTTCGGGGGAGAGGACGATGCTGACTGGGATTTCCATTTCACTTTCCTTTCGAGAACTGGGATCTGTCTAGACCCTAGACAGGAGGGTTGGTGGAACTTCCACCTAGGACAATGCTAACCGAAACGATTGCTTGTGTCAAGCCCCCTTGATGGTGTCGTTGGTTTCATCGATGACCACCGCGATTCGCTTCAGTTCCCTGCGGACATATTGCAGGGTATCGAAGTCGCATTGCGGCTTCAGGACGATGAGGAACAGGTCGATCACGGCTTCCCACTTGGGGGTGATGTTGATGGTTTCAATGTTGTTGCTGTCGTTGGTCATTGGTCAGTCCGTGAAGGTGTTGTTGGCCGACAGAGTCATTGGTTCGATGGTGCGGGACTGGATTCCGGCAAGGAACACGGGCAGTTCATCGGGTGTCCGCAGTTGGATATCCATTTCACCATCGTATGGCGGGATCACGGCACACTCCATGGTGTCCCCATTGCAGCCGGGGATTATGGAAACTGCCCATCCGTTCTTGAAGTAAATCCGATGACCTTCAGCGTGGCGATACCAATGCACCTTGTCGTTTGATGAGGGGATGTAGTTCATGTCGTTTCCTTTCGTGGTTGTGTCTAGGGTCTAGACGGTTCAGCAGTCCATGTGATACTTGATGGTGTGGCCCATGGCATCGTGTGCCTCCAACCATCCCATAGCCTGAATGGTTTGCAAGCATGGGCCATCCCTGAACTCACCGTTGTAGTAGTCATCCCACACCGCCCGGCGCAACTCAATGACGAGTCCCGGGGTGATCTCGCAGTTGGCCCAACAGCCGTCGCTGCTGTAGCCCGTGGGACACCGTTCCCGGAGCCATGAGTCGAGCCAGTAGGCTTTCCTCAAGTGCATCTGGAAGTTTCCGGACGGGGTGTACGCAGTTAGTGTCTGATCCATTCCCATTGTGGGTTCCTTTCAGAAAAGAGAAGAGAGATGTCTTAGACGCGAGAACGATTCATAACGAACACGGAGTCCTTGATGTTGCCCTTGGCCCGAAGACCGACGATGCAACCCTGCGGGTCGGTCCAACGAGCGTCGGATTCGTCACCGTTGATCACACGGAACCGATCCCACGACGATGGGACATCCCTGAAGACCATGGCGACATTGCCCCCACGATCCAAGTAGTCGAGGCATTCCTCCAAGTTGTGGCCGGAGTAAGACAGGGTCAGCCTGTAGTTCTTCCGGGACAACGAGGCCAATGCCCGTAGATACGATTTGGTGTAGTCGTAGTTGACCGTGGGCAGGTTCAGGGCACGGGCACACACGGATTCGATGGGGATATCCGATAGGACATTCCACCGCATTGCGAAGGGACCTCCACGGCGGGCCCGTGTCTGCAACTCATGGAAAAGTTCACAGTAGAAGTTGAGTGGGTCCTCCATGAGATATCTCGTCTTGTTGATCCGGGCTTGCTGCACATTGGAGAACTTGGAGCGACCTGCGGTGATGCCAAGGCAAGCGGCTTCGCATTCCGGGCTACGCCACGGGCACAACTGGTACCCCGATGCCCCCGCAGGGGCCAAGGTCAGCCCCCAAATGGGCAGGGGCGATGCCTTGGAGAGTTTGGTGTTTGCTCCGGGCTTGGTCAGTAGACCGCTGTGGTAGTTGACACGCAGCGGGTTGTTGCCTGACTCGACGATATAGTCGTAGGCGCGGTTGGCTGCGGCGGAGATTTCTGCCCACTTGGGGGCAACTGGTTGCAGAACAGGCAGAACAGTAAGCATGGGTTTCCTTTCGGTTGTGTCTAGACTCTAGACAGGTCGGGTTGATGGAGAAACGATCCCCACTTACGGAATAATATCAGCAAGTGGGGACCGTGTCAAGGGCCTCAGGGTTGCTTGAACTTCTTGCCTCCCTGATAGGCGGTCAGGTATTCCATCTGCGCGGCGAAGTCGGCAAGCGCGGGCATTCCGTCCGCCTCGGGCGGATTGTGGGCCCGGATGCTCTGATGGATTGAGGGAAGAACAGTCTCTTCGCGGTACAGCCTGAACACATAGACCCCATCGTATCGGAACGGTGAAACATTCCGCCTCTCGGCGTAACAGTCGAGGGCGACTTCATATGCCTCGTGTTGCGTCGTGGCATATACGGTTTGGCTGAACTCCCGTCCCGACGAGTCGATCCACGCAACCACCCATCCGGTTCGCCTTGGGGCGGTCAGGGCCTTGAGTTCGTTGCTCATGGTGTCCCATGCCGACATCAGGTCCTCCGCATTCTCTTCCCCCGGGCCTGACCCGATGAGCCCGCCCTTGTTCAGACGGGCAATCTGCTCTTCAGCCCACCCCATTTCATCTATGCGCTCCTCCAAGGCGTTCTGCCGCTCCTGTTGGCGGTCACAATGGAACACCAGCATGGTGGTGAAGATCCCGACGAATCCCACGGTGATCCATGGGCTAGCGTCCATCAGGGTGAAGAAGAAGACGGACAGGACGATTGCGGTGGCGATCACATAGTGCTTCATTTTGCTTTCCTTTCGGTTGTCTAGACTCTAGACAGGATTCCCTGAAACAGCAGGCCCAACAAGGACACACCTTCAGGTAGGAGAATGGTAACAGAAACGAATGTTCATGTCAATAGCAGAATGTGATGGAATACTTTGGATTACCTGTGGTCTACAGGTTGGATACCTTAGAGTAACTAAAGAGTTGACTTAGGTAGTACTTCTACTAGTCTTATCTCTAATCCTGTATAGATCCTTATAGAGGTCTTTATAAGGATACCTAGGGTATAACTAAAGGGATGTCTAGACCCTAGACAGGTTGTTTCTGATTACAGAAACGGATACGACTGGTATAACTACAGGCAACCCAAAGCAACTGTGGTCGGTCCTTGGCGTGTCTAAATGGGGACGGCCCGCGATGATAGTAGTGATGACAGCGAACGAACCCGGATTGAACTGGGGTCGGGACGGTCTGGAATCGACCGGAATCGACCGGGCCTGATGATAGTAGTGATGACAGCGGCCCAAAAAAAATCGCAAAAATAAAAAAACCCCCGACCACCCGAAGGTGGCCGAGGGTCGATCCCGTGTCTAGAGTCTAGACATCATTCGTCGGCGCAGTCTTCCGTTTCGCGGTCTCCCATGATGGCCACGGCATCCCGGAGCATGGCCTTGGCCACGGTCGCGTCCCGCTTGGCGAGACGATAGGCCAGATCAGCGAGTTCCTGCGCTGGTGCCTTGGCGGTCGACGGTCCCGCCACGATGGCGCGAATGTCCGCCACCGATGCCTCGCCCGCACCGCCATCGGCGCGCATGGGTGCCTTGGCACGAGCCGCACGGACGGCGTTGCGGATGGCAGTCGACACTTCCGACGGATCCTTGCCCTTGGCAGCACGGGCCAGCAGCCGGAGTCCTTCAGCCGGGATTCCCTCAGCCTCAGGAGCGTGCCAGAGCGTGAAGGCCATGGCTGCGGCGCTGTCCGCGGATGAACGGGCCATGCCTGCAGCGGTCAGGACCTGCGTAAGGTAGGTGCGCGGGGCCAGCGACAGAGCGACATGACACCCCGCCTTCAAGGCGGACACCATGGCGGTCCCCACTGCGGCGAGGCCCTTGGATGCCTTGGTAGCCGCCTTGGTGAAGGCCTCATGCGCGGTCCGTTGCGCGTCAGTCATAGCGTCGGCCTTGGTTGCGTCGGGGGTGAGAGTGGTAGCGATTCCTGACATGGTTGGTTCCTTTCGTTGAACCTTGAGAGTGCCGGGACACAACCAACGCGGAAGTGGCCCGACACAAGGAGAATAGCCTACCCTTCGGCTCAAGTCAAGCGCATTGGCAAGTTTTTTTCCACGAGTGAGTCCGGCGTCTAGAGTCTAGACAGAGTGCTAGGGGTGAGTCCGATAAGAAAACGGCGAGTGAGGGACAGGCGTCTAGACCCTAGACGACCCGCTCCACAATCCCGCCGTGATTCCATCGGTTCAACCATGGGCCCACCCTTGGATCCGTTCAAGTCTCGCGCCCGTTTCCGACCTAGTCAAAGCGTGGGGATATCGTCGAGCGGCCACGGGTACCCACGGGGGGTAGCGGGCGGACTAAATATCAATTAAAGCCTTTCACATTTTTTTCCCAAAATCAGCCCTACCCCACTTCAGCCACCTATCGTCTACCCCCATCACCCCCTAGGCACCCGTTTGCAGCCCCTAGGAGCCCGTCTGTGACCTTTTAAGCCTTGGGGGGTACCTCTGGGGCCTCTGCCCTACCCGGGCCTTGTAATGCCATTCCCAGACTGGTCACGACATCCGGGTTCTGACACATCAGTTGCATCAGGGATGTCTCTAGGATCCTGATCTTAGTCTCTGATAGACCTAGTTCATAGACCCCATTCACCATCTCTAGTAGTTCATGTACTAGTGTACTGTAGTAGGGTATACCCCTAAGGTCCTTAGAGATGTGTATCTCAGGAGTAGGGTAGTAGAAGAATTGACCAAATTCATCCTTGGGCATCTCAACAGGGTTCACTTTGATAACATAGGGTGACCACTTGATGTCCATGGATGGGTCCTTTCTAGTGCTTGGCCCGGTTGACTGATCGGTGGACGATCCTTAGATTTGACCTACGGTTATCCCGGGGATTTCCGTTCTTGTGGTCAATGTCCTTACCGTCGTTCTTACGGACCTTTCCTTCCCGGATCATCATCCGTCGAACCTTGTTTCGATGGGCCCGATCCTTCTTGTACTTATTGGTACCACCGTACTTACGGTATTCTTCTGCGTAGTCACGGGACATCTTTAAGTTCCCTTCTTGCGAACCTTAAGACGATTCTTGACCTGTCCATAGGCAATGGCATAAGCCTTGTTCTTGGACATCCCCTTACGCATCAGGGCTTCGACAACTTTCTTTGGCATTACCGCAGACCTCCACCAAAACCGCCACCAAAACCGCCACGGGGCGCTCCCAGAACACCGTCACTCCCAGTTAGCCCGCTCTTACTAGCAGCAACAACTGAAGGACGGAAGGCTGCGTGTGGCTTTGCCTTGTACTTGTTATCCTTACCGCCCTTAGCGGTCTTCTTTGCAATCTTCAGTTCAGGAACAACAAACTTGTTCAGCATTGACATGATTACCTCTTTGCAGGGGACACTTTGGGACCAGATGCACCACGCATCCCGATCTTCATCTTTTCACGCTTCTTAGCGGCCAGTTCAGACTTGGACATTTCGCCCACAGTCTTGGGGGTCTTCTTGCTGATCTTGCGGCTGGGTCGGCAATACTCGTTCTTACCGCCTCCACCACAGGGCTTACCAGTACGGGTATCGACCCACTTTTCGTCTGTCCAACGCTTCAGGTTAGCCCCGGCTTCACCCTTACGGACATCTCCCTTGGCTTTGCGACACTTGGCGGTAGCCTGAGCAGCCCTTGCGGACCACTTGCCATACGACCGCATGACCTTACGGTAACACGCATCCTTGGGCATAGATCACCACGCCCTGCACGACCAGTATCGTGCCTTGGTCTTTGGACCCGGGTTGTCGCAGTTGTGCCTAGCCCTGAAGTTGGCCCTACGACCCGGGATGTGCTTCTTGATCTTCATCTTGGGGTCGCCAAAGCGGACCACCTTGGTCTTCTCTCCGTCCTTGACGCACACGGCGGACTTCTTGTTTCCACCCGGGGTACGCCACGGAGTATTCAGTTTCTTGCCTTTACAGGGGTTTGCCATTTGCCATCTCCAGTAGTTCCTTGGGCAGGGCCTCACGCAACTCACGCATAGCCTTAGCCAACTTGGTTGATGCCTTTAGGGAGCGTTCGCTTCTTAGGTGATCCTCGTAAGAAAGCAGAACTCTGCAAGCCTTATGGGTCAGGTTCAAAGACCACTCAGTCACAGGCTCATCCATGTGTCACCTCTGGGCTTACGCCCGACAGCGTGTTCCATAAACCGTTCTAGTTCACGATCCAACTCTTCCTCACGACGCTGAGTAATCTTACTCTGGGCATCCTGAGCCATCATTTCAGTCCAGAACCCCACGGCCATTGCCAGAACATCCAGTCGGTCATCGTAGGCCAAAGCCTTGCGGACCCGGGTAATTCGTGACATCTGCCACAGCAGGCTGTACTGAAGTGCCTTCTCTGAGGCGTATTTCTTGGTTGACTCATAGTCAGACCGGATCACATTGGTGTCAATGACCAGCCTGTGCTGGCACATAACGGGTTCCAAGGTGTCAACGATCCGGCGTTCCTTCTGGGTGTTATGCCGCACCTCTTCAACCGTGCAGGGGTACGACTTCATCAGATACGGCTTCAGCAGTTCGGTAAACATACCGTCGCCAAAGTTCGATTCCACGATGATCTTGTTCACCGCTTGGGTCTTGGCAATACCAACCAGACGCTCCATGGTTGTCTGGTCGTAACCTCCAGTCAAGCCACCAGCGTCCGTGACATACAGAAATCCGTTCAGCATCTTGACAACCGCATAAGCAGTCTCGTTATCGCCACGACCCGAGGGGTCAATAGCCATGATGCTGCCCGAATACGGCACCCACTTGCCCTGCATATCCATGGGGCTGTAGTACCGATCTCCATTAAACCCAACGCAAGGAATGTCCTTGACGATGTTGCTGGGGTTCATAGCCCAGACAGGCTTCTCAGGAGCGTTCTCTGGGTTCAGACCAAAGACAATCAGGTCGCTCAACTTGAGCGGGTACCTGTCTGCGTCACTCAGGGTCGAATCCAGCATGAACTGGAGGGCAAACCCGGTGCGTCCGTAACTGGCTTCACGCTCCATCAGGTCCATGGCGTTAAACCGCCTAGGATCCGTTGGGCCGCCTTCCTCGCCATCCCGAAGCATGGGAGCCAGTTTGTCCCCAAAGGCCGTCTTGAGGCGGGAATCGGGGTACCTAGCGGGCCAGACACGGGTGTCATAGCCCTTTTCATGCAGACCGTGGTAGATCGACTGTTCGGTCTGCGGCGTACCTAGATAGATCACCTCCCCTCCGGGTTTGAGAACTGCTTCAAACTCAGCAATGGCACTCTGCAACTTGTCCCTCATCAGGAAAGTCGCAGAATTATTCAACGATTCGACATCGTCGGCAATGATCAGGTCAGCACGACTGCCCGTGATCTGGCTTGTGATTCCCTTAGAAACAACACTAGGGGCCTGAGAGGCCGGAGCAGGGCCCACATCGAAGGCAATCTTGGAGTTACGCTGATCATCCCTAGGCCGGAGATGCTGGCAAATGGGAATTTCGTTGATCAGTCTCAGGGTAAAGGTACTGAAGTCATCTGCTCGTTGCTTTGAGGCAGACACCACCAGCACATTCAACTTGGGATCATGCAGCAACCTGAAGACCACATAGGCACTAGTAAGCCAACTCTTGCCTACCCCACGGAATGCCTGTACGACACGCCTACGGGGGCCCTTATGTAGGTACTTGGAGATGTCCAACTGGATAGGGGTGGGCTCTGGTAGCCCAAGATGGTCCCACGCCAGATAGACGAAGTTCCTGAAGTCCTTCAGTTTGCGTTCTAGTTCACTCAAGCGGCTTCTTCTTCGTCAAAGGGCATGATCTTGGCGAGATTCAGCATGGGCTGCGAGGCATCAGGAGCCGCATCAATGCCGTTGTCCTTGAGGAACTGACGGGCAACGCTAAGATCCGAGGGGGTCGCATCCCCGTTCTGGATCTTTCGCAGCAACTCTTGAGCAAGAGCCGAGTGGATTGCTTCAAGGATGTCTTTGTTCATGGGGGTAATCTTTACACGATTGATTGCAACACGGCAAGAATTTCATGTGCCACGACCGTATACCCGTCCGATGTATCTCTAGTTGATCCCGTATAAATCCCACCTGACAGGTGGACGGTGACGTCCGATCCGGCATTTGGCAGGTTGTTCGTCCGCTGGTAATACGAGCGACCGTTGCCAACACCAATCAATGCACGGGAGTACGGCATCAGTTTCTTGATATCAATGACCGTCATGTCGGGATTGGATTGCGGCAAAAGATTCGCTGCCGCCCGGACTGCAACAAGATTTCCGCTTGACCCGGTATTACTAGTGTCGGCTGCGTTGGCAGGAACACCAACAAACGACACGATGGCAAGATCAGACGCTGGATATCCCAGCGCGGCCCACGCCGTCTTGTATGTATTCCAGATTGAGGAGTGACACGATGTCCACGCATTGGCAGACTCATTGCCGTTGATTCCGCTATGCGTCACCAACAACACCCGACCACTTCCCCCAGCCGCAATTTGCCGTTCACGCAACTCTTGCAGGTGGGTTTGCAACAAAGTTGAACCGATAGACGAGACAACTTGGTTGATGGACGCGCTGTCGTAGCCAGCCATATACCCGTGACTCGTCACGGACCAACCCTTGCGCTTGCAGTAGATGGTGTGTGAATGGATCGCGCACGGGCCGACCGCGCCGCCAGCACCGCCGCTCCATGATGAGTGCATGGTTTCGGGTGACCCCGTTAGGCTGAACGAATACTCGTAAGTACCGAACGAATACGCTGCGCCCTGCGTGCTCTGCACAGAACCGCTTGCGTACACCGGGCTGCCGTCATAGGCACGCGAACGCGCCTGAAACGATCCTCCTGCTGCCGTGAACGTACCGTATCTTACGCGATGCCACAGAGTCAGGTTTGTATCCCATAGAGGGTGGCCAACATTCATTTCCACCGCGTTGTAGTTTTGTGAGTATGAACCGCTTGCGATGTATGCCCAATCGTCCTTCGCGGGAGGAGTTGCGGTTGCGCTACCGTATCGAATCCACGGACAAGTCTGAATTGTGTGCGTTCCGCTGCCTGCGCTCGTTGTGGCGATTGCGGACCCGTCCGGTGTAGACGCAAGTGTAAACGTGTCCACTCCAGTAACACTTGCAACATAATAAGTAAAACCAGCAGTCAAACCTGTCGGCAAACTACCGCTAGTCGTCAGATAGAATGGCGCACCAGCCGTCAAACCATGACCCGTATATGTCACGACACCCGGGCTGGCCTGCGAGATGGTCACCGTGGCCACAGATCCGGGAGTCCATGCCTCATATGCCGTAGCCCCGCCGCTCCGATTGCCGCTTGCCAAGTTCCCCGTTGGTGCATACAAGAACGCGCTGCAATTCCAACCGCCAGTCGCAGCACTCTCGGCGGACAGCCCATTCATAGTCGGGAAAATGGGAAGGCCATAACACAGCCAGCCAAGTTCAAGCATTGCTTGACTGAATCCACCTTGGTATCCCCACATTCCGACCTGTGCAGATCCGGTGTTGCTGTCCCCAATCACAACGATGTCGAGAGAATCGGCACCGCTAGCAAGGTCTTTGACGAATCGCGCTGGGCGAGAACTTCCGTAAATAGCCGGGCCAGCAAGAGAAGAGACACCTGAAAAAGTTTTCTTTACAATAACGGTTGATCGTGTTCGCTTTGACATTTATTTGTTTTCCCGTTGTTGAGTTTACTGACTATGCTTTACTCAGCAAACCAAGCGTTGAACACCTTGGAGCCGCCGTTGATCACGCTGATCCGCATATACGGGGCCAGCGCAACGACCTTACACCAGTTGTTGTTGCCATTGAGGTCGTTGGCATATTCAGCGTCGGTGTCCTTGCAGGAGTCGATCACAAACCAAGTCGTGTTGTCGAACGAGCCTTCGATGGTGGCGCAAGCGGTGCTGGCGGAAAACTTAGCCCCGTCGTGCTTGATCACGGCAAGACCAAACTGGTCAGGACGCTCACGGGCGGTGTAGACATTGGAAGAAACCTTGCTAGCGGCGACCGTAGCGTCGGTAAGCACCTTAGTGACATACATTGTTTTTATCCTTGTGAAACGAGTTTGAAAACCAAATGAACAGAGAAAGACACGATTGCCCCCACGGTAGCGGCAATACCCATAGTGAACGACTTGGAATGCTCTAGATCCCGAATACGCTCTTCGTGAATCTTGATTTGATCCTCTTGAATACGCTGCATCTGTAGTAGCGCATCCACTTTGCCCTCAAGACGGCCAATCGCCAGCATAATTTCCGGAGCGTCATGGGAGTGCATTAGGCGATCCTCTGAAGCAAAACTTGAGTAGTCAAGGTGTTATCTGTAATACCACGCGGTACCCAAGTTCCAGACAGGGGCCCAGAACCTCCGGAGGGAGGCGTAGCCGATATGGTCACAACATAGTTCTTATACGCTGCGTCTGTGTGAACATAGTAAACCACACTAAGGGCTCCGTTGTTTGTGTTGTTCGCAGCATTCAAAGCAACATTAAGCGTCAACTCGTTTGTTGAAACAATATCTCCGTTTGCAGAACTACCCTTAGCCATCAAGTAAGTTCCAACAGGAAAGTTGGTTAGTGTTTTACCCTGAGCCGCAGTACCGCCACCAGCCGTATCCACATAGTCTTTAGTGGCTGCATCGTCCGCTGCGGTCGGCGTTCCCAATCCCGTGATCTTCTTCCCGTTCATTGCCAAATCGGCGGCAGGAGCGGCAAGGGTCGCCACGGTTACGCTGGTAGCCAACTTACCAACGCTGATGGTGTTGTCTTCGATCTTGACATTAGTCACAGCATCCGCTGCCAACTGGTCTGTATCAACCGCGCCAATACCGATCTTTGCGTTTGTTACTGCTCCGTTGCTGATATTGGCTTCCTGAACAGCCAACAATCCCAACTTAGCGTTTGTGACCGCACCAGCGGCAATCTTGGTTTCGGTAACCGCTAGGTTGTTGATCTTTACGGTGGTAACCGCGTCAGCAGCGATTTTTACGGGAGTTACTGAATCGGTCGCAAGGTAGACATCGGTAATAGATCCCGGAGTAATCGCGTCGGCTACAGCCCGGGCCACGCCGAAGTTCCGAATCAAGACCTTGTCACCAGCCTGTAGACCGCTGTCGAACACCAGCGAAATGGCACCCTTGCCCCCACTAAAGGTATACTCATCAGGAGCATACAGTACCCCGTCAACGGTGACAAGATACATATCTTCCACAGTTCCTACTGGCTCAGGGCTTTCAACACTCAAACCGAAGTTGGTCTGACCAGCGGTAGCCGTAAACTCCCAAGTCTGTGGAACCGTCTGAGCCTTGCCATACAAAGCCAAAGTATCGACATAGTTTTTCGTGGCTGCATCCCCGGGTTCTGAGGGGGATGTAACAGCCGTGATACGCTTGCTATTGGCATCCCACGCAGTACCGTCCAAGGTCGGTCCAAGGGCTCCAGAGCCCGTATCAGCCCCTTCCTGAGTAATATGCAGCAGACCTACCACCGCATTGTCTAGGTCCTGTGCAGTCAGAATTGAGGCATCTTGGAAGTCAACGACATCACTCTGGAAACCACTAACGGTACTTGGGGTTTCCCGGGCAACACGAACAATACTTCCAGTAGCCGGAGCAGCATTGAGAACAATCGTCGGAACGCTGTTGATCGTTTGAAGGCTGTAAGCGTTGGCTTGCTGAGGATTTCCGTCAATATAAACCTTCAGAAATGAAGGGCTCAACCAACCATCAATTTGGCTGATTGAGTAATTGACTTGGCCTGCGGTGGAAGTGTATTGGACAAAACTAGCCATAATTTTTGCTCCTTAGATTCAGTCCGAAGATCGTGGTTGACGGCGATTCAGGTTGTACTCATCCGAGATTTCAGTTTCCAGAATATTTAGGTACTGTTTGATACCCGGCATATTCTGGAGTGGCAACAGCATACGGCCCATGTGGACCGTCTTACTGGTTATCTGTCGTTCAATATCCAGCCCAAGCGGCTTACCGATCAAGGCTCCCTTGGCATCATTAATGACTCCAGTAGCGTTCCTGATGGTGGTTTCGCCGGGGAAGCCAAAGGCACTCAGGCCCGAATATCGATAGGGAGCAAACAGGGGGTCCTTATCGACCAGACCCCACATAGCATCGGCCCCCTTGGTCAACAGGAACATTTCCGAAGGTCCAGAGAACGATCCGCGAACAACTCCCTCAAGGGTCAACAGTTCTTCGCGCTTCTTGGCTTCCTCGTAGTTCCTAGACTGCTTGAAGGACCACCAGTCAGCGTAGTTGCGCCCGTAGCCAATCAGGCCCGCAAGCATGGCGGTAGCCGTGATTTCCTTGGCTACCTGAAGTCCACCACCCTGCTTGACTCGTCCAGCATTCTGGATCAAGAAGTTGTCGATGCCCTTCATATTGAAAGTGGAGAACTGAGTAACTAGACGGCCCCACCAAGTGAATGCCATCTTATGGAAGTCGCCCCGAGTTGGAACATCCTGAATGCGGGTGCGGACCATGCGATCCACAAACTTCTTCAGTTGATCCATCTCGACAGCATCCATGTTCTTCAAGCCAACAACGCGCTTGCCCAAGAACCCGTCCTTGAGTTCGGCGTTAGAGGCCACCCACTCAGCCAACTTCTTGTATTCATCGGGCTCAAGACCTAGGCTACGGATGGCCCCAACATCCAGACCCTTCTTGAGGGCTCCAGAACCCAACTCAAACAGATGCTGGAGGGCCGTAGCCGCCGTCAACTGCTGGGTAAAACTGGTAATCGGAGCCAGACCAGAGATGTCCGACATCAGGTTTGTGGCCCCACGCACGGCATTCTGGAACGGTCCGGTGTACTCAGTAGACCCCAAGGGGTCCATGAAGGTTCGCCGCAGACGGTCGGTGGAGGGTGAGAACCAAGCGTCCAAGAAGGATGCAAAGTTCTGAGCAGGACGATCGAGGTTCTTGTAGTTGGCAATCATTTCAGCCAACACAGGCAACTGCGTGAAGGTCCTGCGGACTCCCAAGGTACCGACAATACGGGCAACTTCGCTGATGGCTGCAAGGCCGAATTGACCACCAGTAGTCAGGTACCCATACTGCATGAACAAGGACATGGCCTTGTCACCAAACTTGGGGGCTCCTGAGTAGATAGGTTCATACCGCAGGGCGGCAATGACTTCCTTCAGGCCCTCAAGATGTCCCTCTTCGACTGCACCACCAAGTTTACGAGCCGTATCGAGCATCTCGTTGATGGTGCTGACCTTCAGCGGCTCTTGAACCTCGACCCCATCAACTACCTTCTTGGGTCCCTTGAAGCCGTTTGCAGCCAAGTAGTCGTTAAATCCGTTGATCAACCGACGCTCGTTGACGGCCCCCATGACTGAAGTGATGTACTTCCGGAAGACCTTGGGCAGATCGTCATCAAACAGGTCCGCCAGAGACAGGTTGTTCCGCCCGTTACCCAACAAGTCACCAGTAGTGGAAATCTCAGCCGACTCGTCCAGCAGAATGCGAGAACGACCAAAGGGGGTCCTACTGCCAGTCTTAGCCTTCAGGGGGCCAAGAAGATCCCCAAGGGCCTCCACCAGTTCCTGATCCTGCTCGGTCATAGGAGCATTCTCGGTGGACTTGGCAATGCTGATCAGACGCTCCGTGAAGACCTTAGCAGCAGCCTTGACATCGCCAGTAAAGGTTTCTTCGACCCCATCAATAACAACCTTGCGTCCGTTTTTGGCAATAGCCTGCTCAATCAGACCAGTCAAGGCTTCCGTACCTTCACTAGTGGTAGCCAAGCGTCGAATCATGTCGAACCGCCACAGGCGAGGGACATAATTTACAACGGCAGACTTGGTGAACCCAGCCACCCCAGCCTCAAAGGCGATGTTGTGGACCTTTTCAAAGATCTCCTTGAAGCCCCGGGCAGCATCATTCACAGCCGACACCGTGTCATCAAAGTTACCAGAACGCATCTGCTTCATTATCCGACGGTTGAATTGAAGCCGAAGATCCTTGTTGCCAAAGGCGTACTTCCAGTTGTCCAGCAGCGTACCAGCGTTTTCAGCAATGTCCTCAGTTCCACGACCCATGGCAAACCGCACAAACGAGTTGCGGTATCCACGCATGAAGGTGAACATGGTGGAATGCAGGATCTGACTGCCAGCCTCAAAGATGGTGTACTTGGTAGCCGCTCCGGTGGCTCGACGGGCATTGAAAGCCAGCGAAGCAATCAACCGAACGGCACCGTTCTCCGACTCCATGGCCCTAGCCGCTTGATTCAGCAGGGGAGAAATCAGAGGAATGCGCTCGGTAAACCAAGTTGACAACTGCTTAGGCACCCCGTCAAAGGTTCCCGGGGTGCTGGTAATCGTCGGAGGCGAACCTCCGGTGTCGGGACCTCCAGCCACAGCAGCCGCCCTGACCGTCTTACTGGTGGCGGTGGCTGACAGACGCTTCAGGACGCTTTCCGGAAGATCAATAGGCTTTGTAGTACGGCCCTTACGGCGGGCCACGGTACTTGCGCTACCGACCTCAACAGCCCCAGTTCGCTTGTTGATGATTTCGATTACCGCAGCCTTACGGCCATAGGTATCGACAACTACTCGACCCTTGGCGTTAGTCCGGGTAGGGGGATTCTTAGCCAGTTCACGAAGGTCGTTCACCACCTCATTGACAACCTGACGAGTTACCGTACCACCACGGGATCGAATCTCGTCCAGAACACGGAAGACCAGAGAGTTAGGTGCATCTTGAACTGAACGCCACCGACCCGTGTTAAACAGGGACCACACATCGTCAACAAGGAACTCCCGTTCATACAGGGAATCGAAGCGTTTGTCTGCTCCGTTGATCACAGACCGCTGTTGAAGAGGACGGAACTTAGAAGCGACCTCCTCACCAAGTTCATCACTCAGGGCTTCCCAGAATCGCTTGTTGAACGCGAAGCCACCGCCTCGACTAGTACGAGCCGCTGTGACCATGGCGCGACCAATCGCCTTAAAAGTGTCAACGGTCGGTTGGACTCCAGTAGCCAAGGACACTTCAAAGGCTGCTCGTTGAGCCCCTGTAAACATTGGGGAAGTTTGTACTGGTTGGGTTGCCCGTCCAGAAGCACCAACACCAAACCGCTTCGACAACGGAATAGGTTTTCCGGCCTCGTCGTAGATTACAGGATCGGCAAACTTAATTTGATCTGGGGAAAAAACTACAAACGCTTTGCCTGAGTCGGAACCAACCCCCTGAAACTGGTCAAAGGTAACGGTGTTGTATTCGTAATCAGAAACCGCTTTCTGCGCCTCTTCTCCTCTAATCGTAACGCCCTCATCATTGATAAGGCGAATACGCCGTTGCCGCAGGGCTTCTCCTCCAGTACCAACCTTTCCGGGCCTTACATAGACACGAACGGTCCTAGTCGCCGCCTCGCCCATTTGACCAGCATTAGGTTCTGCGGAAAACCAAAACTCACCCCAAACTGTGGACCGTTCAGGATCAAACTCCTTAAACTGGTTGGCCGTTGTGTGGTAGCCGCTGAGTGTATATCCGCCTTCCTGAGCGGCTTCATCAACCAACTGCTGCGCTGTTTCCATGTCGCCACGACGCACCGCCTCGTCGTATTTGGCATCTCGCCCTAAAGTTGGCGCAACTCCAGAAGAAGTCGGAAGTTCTTGTGGAAGTTCATTCCATTCTTTGAACCCCGCTTCAGCACCTTCCTGCAAGGCTTCATCAGCAGTACGGGCTGTAGCACTAGCAAGAGCCTGATCCGCATAGGCGGCAGATTGGAAAGCAAAAGGCGTATAGTTGATCTCAAAGCCGCCCGGGAGAATCGCCTGCCCTTGACGGTAGAAACCCTGTGCCGCCTCCTCAATCTGGTCTGCCACAAAGCGGCGACCAAAGGCTACGCCACCAATCAAGCCAGCAGCCGACCCTGATAGGACCATGTTCTGGACAACCTCGCCAAAGGAGGGGTCGTACAGCGGATCAAGGCCCTGTCGGGCAAACTGGTAAACGACCTCTTCACCGACACCCACAGCCGTATACCTTGCTCCAAGGCTCAGGCGGGATACAGCATTGGCGGCTTCTGCGGCAGCGGCAGCAACGGGTTGGGCACCATACGATCCAAACGACCGTGAAGCCACCTTGCCAGCCATCGTAGTGCGGGTACCAAGGCCAGCCAAGGCAATAGGCTCTGCAAGGTACCCACCCAACGCCATGACTCCAATGTCGGCCACAAGGCCCGTAGCGAGGCCAATAGTGGACGCTTGAGCCTGCGGCATACCACGACGGACAAACTCAAGGCGGTCCTGATACTCGTTGTAACTGGGGGCCGACAGGACATACTGCCAATGCTTTGCCGGAATAGTGTCCAGATCCCTTTGCAGCCCCTCTTTGTTGTTACCCATCGAATAGGTAACAGGGGAGCCGGGGCCGACTTCGTTGATGCTTGAGAAGTTCAGGGGGTCCTTTATCTCGTCCGAAAACCAGTCATAGATTCCCTCTACCGTCTGATAGATTGCACTACCCATACCCGATTGAACAGCCCCCGACAAGTACCGTTCACGGGCATCTGAAGTCAGCATCTCAAAGTTGGGGTCATAGATCCCATCGCGGTTGAGAATGGCTCGTTCAGCCGCCATCTCTTCGGCACTCTGAGTGAAGATTGGACTTGAGAAAGTTAGTTCAGCCATGGTTTATAGTTGTTTGCTTTAGTTAGCGTATAGCCACTCATCCAGCCACAGCGGAAGCGACGATCTCTGTCCTTTAGTTTTAATTAGCAAAGGAGGCAGACGCGGTGTCTTTCCCCTCAGCATCTCATCAACAGTCTGAGCAAACAGGGCATTATCCATCTTGATGTCTTGAGCCCTGATAAGACCGCTAGTGACGGCGTTTCCGTTCTCACGCACAGCCATCAAGACCTGATCTGCCCCCGGAGGCGACACGACAACCAAGGTTGCATTGGGGTTGTTGGGATAGTTGGCCCGGAGCCACGCTTCAAGATACATTTCATCCTGATTAGGACCAAGGTTTCGCTTCGGAAGCAGAGAGCCACGGATGAACACATTCTCTTCCATGACCTTGTCCATAGCGACCTTGTGGGCACTACGAGCCGCCATGGGGTTGTTGCTTACTTCCGTTGCGTAGTGTCTCCGGTATTCGTAGTCGAGATAGGTACCAGCATCGGGCTCAAAGGCTCCAGAACGAGAAGTAGACGCAACGGCCTCCCTAAGTTCTGCGTATGATACCCGAATGTTTTCCCTAGTCTGTTGATCAGATCCATCAGTATCCATCCACTTGACAGGATTGATCTTATCGAAGTAGTCGATCTTGGACACGCCGCCGAAAGACATCAACCTAGAGACATCCCGAGCCACATCTCCGATCTTTTCTCCAGCCCGAATACGGTCCACAGCATAGTCCAGTTGAGCAATCAGGGCCTTACCGTTTTCCCCACCCGGAAGAATCTTGGACAGGTTCTGGTTGTTTTCGGTAGCCAACATATAAGCCATCACCATGTCTTCGGTGTATGGCAGGGCGCCAACTTCACCAACGCCAGCCTGCTCAACGACCCGTGGATTCATCTCACTCAACAGCCCCTTGAAGGCTGGAGCAACATCCCTAGCATCGTCAAACTGCGTTGCAAGACCCATACGCATGGCTAGGAACCGCTGCCTAACTGATGCAGCCTCTTCCCGGGTAGTGGCCCTCTGAAGGTATGCGGCTTCATACTGCTTCAGAGAGTCACGCATCTTCGTATATGCCTGAGCAAGACCCTTCTTGTACTTATCTTCATCAGGGGTAAGCCCAAGGGTCTGCGTCAGATAGGTATCATACTGTTGTCGGGCTTCTGCAAAACCGGGAACAAAGTTGCTGTTTGGCTCAAAGGACTCACGAACTTCCCGGTCCAGAGTAGGAAGAATCCCGTTACCGTCGCCCGTACCGTTCCAAAGAATGGTGGTGGCTTGCTGGACCTCTAGTGCCGCTTGGTTTGCTTGAGCGTCTGGGATAATCTTTCCAAGTAGAAGATCCTTGGCCTTGAACGCTTCTTCAGGCGGAAACTCAAGAGAATCAATAGCCTTGGTCATTTGCTGTATACGGGCATTCCAATCAGTAACGCCTTCTGGGTTGGCCGCTTCTGTAACCAATGTCCAAAGCGCGTTGTTCTTTTCTTCACGAATCCTTGCTTCGTTTTCCCGAATAGCAGCCGCGCTGTAAGAGCGCAAGTAGCCAATCTTGGACTCTTGCTCGTTTGCATTGATCCGCACCTTGCCCTGAGCAAAGTCTTCCCGAAGGGCTTCTGCGGCCTGCTCCACAGTCATTGCACCAGACACGATTTGGGGAGTCAGATCCTTTTCAATTCGCGCTGCCAAAACTTTCGATTCTTCGGTAGACATCCGGAGGTCATTGGTTTGGATCTTAGCGGCATTCATTGCCATCTGAGTCTTGGCATACTGGGTATTAGACAGGTAACCAGTACCAGACACCAAAGCATCAAACATCTCCCGAGCCGCCCGAGGGTTGTCCGAGGTTGCCATCAGTTCGACCAACGCATCAACAGCGGCGTTGTTGACCCGACTGGAGGCAACACCCTGATTGACCATCTCATCCAGACTAGACTGAAGCGTCCCTAGGGCCTGCTGGCTTACCACCGGGTTGGGACTGGTCCAATCCTGTGCTGCCCTCTGGATTTCCGAAGCCACCCCCGTCAGGATCTTCTGGGTATTGTGTTCAATGACCCGGCCTTCATGCTTGGCCTGCATCGTCCCCATGAAAGGGTTGAACGACTCGTAGAAGGCCCTGCTCATGTACGACGCATCGCCCATGAACTGGTTGACATTCTGCGTGTACTGATAAGCAAAGGCATCGAAGCCCCGGGGGTCATCGAGGAAAGTCGGATCTTCTGCGATCTTCTTTTCCAGCAGACTCTCAAAGTTAACCCGGGCCTTCATGGCCTCAATAGAGCCGCTGGCCTTCTGGGCACCGATGGCAAACCACGGGTTCTCCGTGGGCTTGATCTCACCAGACTGAACCAGTTGCTGGTAAGACTTCCGGCTCTTGTTGACCAGATCCATACCCTGCTGGACCTGTTCTTCGTTCCATTCCTGCTTCAGGCCCCCAGCAAGACGAGCCGCGCTCACCGACAGGTTGCTGAAGGCTTCGGCAAACTGAAGAGCGTTCTGGACCGTCTGCTGGTCATACAACTCCGCAGCCACCGCATTCTGGTTGGGCTGGATAAAGGTGCTGACTGGTTGGGCAGTTACGCCAAGGGTGGGTCGTGCTTTAGCCATGATTATGGTCCGGGAGGAACGCTGCGAACCCCGGGAATAAGCCCACTAGGGGGTGGAGGGGTTACTGTCTGGTTTGCCTGAGCCCCCACACCATCCGGAGTACGGAATGACTGGAGGGCACTATAGGTACTGATACCCGTGGTAACACCGTTGATCAGCGGGAGCCATGGGCTGGGGTTAGCAGCAGGCGGCAGCGGCGCAGGGTAGCCACCATTGATGGCACTCTGACCACGGGCGTAGATAGCCTGAATCTCCATACCCATTTGCGTCCGCATATTACTGAGGTTTCGGAGCGCAGCAGATTCAAACTCCAAGACATCGCGGTCAAACTCAGCATGGAGGAGATCAACACTACGACCTTCAACCCCAGCAGCAGCAGTCACCGTAGTCGCCGTAGCCTTGGCCTGACGGGCGTTACGAGAGATCCCCTCTAGTTCCTGCCGAACCGCAGAAGAGCGTTCGATGTTCTGGCGGACAGTCTGATCGACCTGTGAGCCCACATCCCGGATGACTGCCTCAGCGTTCTGGAGATACTGCTTGTTGCCAGCGACCCCAAGACGCGACCTATAGGCATTCTGCTCCTTTGCGGCCTTGTTCTGGGCACTTGCCTGAGCAGCAGCAGACGCAGCACCAATGGCTACTGCCGCTGTAATCCCAAAGTCACACATTTCGGTACCTCACAAACTCAATGAATGGAAGTCCCTGCACCCCATAGTGGGGAACAGTTCGGACAAATTTGAAATCAAGCCATTGCAGCCACCTGATATGCACGGTGTTGCGCTGGTCAATTAGGTTATACAGTAGTGGGCTTTGCTGCTGCAAATAGTCAACCCACTTACGAGACTTTTTCAGGAAGTCCCACTTGTAGTCGAACAAGCAATCCGATCCAAGCATCCAGACCCGAGCCCCAATAGGATCTAGGACATACCCAAACATAGCCAACGGAAGTCCGTTGCTTTGGGCTTCGACCGTAAAGCACTCCGTAGACAGCCTGTAGGCCATATCCAGAGCCTCTTGGGGTTCCAGTCCACTACAAGCAGCCACCTCATCCCGATCAGCCTGACGCATATCAAGGGCCACTATGGCCGCATCGGTTGATCGTGAAAGGCGGACATCAACGAGCATCTTCGCGGAATCGTGTGAACTCGCCTTCAATTTCTGCACTCAAGAACTTGGACGGGAGGTGGGAGTTGTTCTTAATCTTCAGCACTTGAGCATCGTTCCTGCCGTAGATCGGAACTTTGAAAGTGCCTGTAGACAAGTTTAGGGCTCCAAGAACTGCGGTGCCCAAGATCTCGCCAGTAAATGGATACGAGAATTGGTTTTCAGTTCCGAGAGTGGAAACCACTTCAAAGTACCCAGTATCGGCATACTGCACAACCAAGTACTTCAGTTGATACCGACCATTGATCAACGAAGCGGGGCTGGTTCCTTGCGAGGCTTGTCGCAGATACTGAGTGGAGAACTGGTACTCCATGGTGTACGGCAGTCCGATCCAAACATCCTTGTTGTTGTAATTACCTTCAACCACCACCTTACCCGGATCGCCCGTGTTTGGGGAGTTGTATGCATTGCCCCCAACAACCTTGGCTACATACCCATCCTTGGTAACCACTTGGATCTTATTGGCGGCGTAAGAGAACGGAGCCGGAAGGGTGAATGAAGTCGTGTTGGAGGCTTGAGTATAAGTACCCTGACCAGTCGGGTAATACTTGCGGGCATCGAGGTGGGTAATCCAGTTCTTCCCGCTGGGAATAATGTCGTTAAGGCCCGCACCCATGCGGATCTTTTCAATGGTCAGGTAGCCAGTACTGGCGGTGGCTCCCGTTCGCATGAACACGACATACAGATCCGACTCGACAAAGGTACACCACAGGGGCTTGCAGTAATTACCCGTGATTCCCGAAGAGTCAGCAAAGGTGAACTTGAACCAAGCCGATTGGACCCGAGTATCACCCCTAGTCAAGTACCGATAGCAATACAACTCGTCGTTTGCAATCAGTACGGCAATGTTGTCGTGTGAGGTGGCCGCGAGGTGCTTGGGGGTTCCTACGATGTACCGGGAGACATTGTCGGTCAGATCGTTGGCAATGTAAGAACCATCGATATTTGCCTGTGGGATCAGTTCACGAACACCCGAATAGCCGCCGTTGTTGTAGGTGAAGAAGATCGAAGAGGCCGTGGCAATGGGGTTGACTAGGTTGCTTTGGTTCTCAAAGTCACCCGTAGTCAGGATGGCAACATTCTTGGGGCTGAAGATATCCCCGCTACGCATCACCATTTGGTTCGTAGGGGTGAACAGGATCAGATCGCGGTTGAATGGAATTGCAGAGGCAATCACGCCAACCTTGGATGCCGACGAGGCCACATCAATCGTATCGGTGTCCAGCAGATCAAGGACCGTGGTTCGCCAGAAGTTAAAGAACTCTGAGGTTTCGCTGAAGATCAGGTTTTCCCCAGCCATGAACCCAAGCCGACTCTGGTAGTACACCATGTCGTTGATCTTGGTGCCGATGAATGATGGGTCCGGGTTGGTTTCCTCGTCGCCAGCCTGACGATTAGACCACTTGAAGCCGTTGTACAGGGTTGCCGAACTACCCGTTGGAAGACCGTCGTCAACCGTGGGCGTGGTTCCATTAGCGTCCTTCAGCATGAAGGTGCCATCAGACTGCCGGATCAAGATCTTCGGCATCGTGACGGGGTCGATTTCGTACTTGATACCGGGGGCTACCGTTTCAACCCAAAGCCCCTGCCCAAATGAAACCCCACCAAAGGTCTCAAACTTGACCCAATAGTCATCGTAGTCGGCTTCTGGGCTACCCGCAACACGAACCATGTATCCATCGGGAGCGCATGGGGGCAGATCTTCAAACCGCTCAACAGCGTTGATAATCAGCGTCAGCCCTTCGCCAGCAAAGTCATCTTCGGTGACTACTTTAATATCGGTTGTACCCGCTTTGATCCAAATGACGCTGTCCTTGTGAATCGTGTTGGCTAGGTTGGCATCATTATCCAGCACGTGGGCCAACGCTTCAGCCGCGTGGTTCGTACCTAGGTTGTTATTTCCTGTTGGGAGGTGAGTAGCGGTAACCGTCGTTGCCCCGTAAGTGACGATGATCTTGTGTTCGCGTTCGTAATTAGCCTGACGCACCCAGACCAATGCATTACGGTTGTAGTTAGTGGGAAACTGCGTTGAAGTAGTGTTCTTCAGGGCGGGCGTGTTGGTCTTATTGAGGATGTAAGTCACATCAGCAATAGTCAAAGCCACCCGATCAGTAGCCGCAGCAGTCCCCAGCCCGCTAAATTGGGGCTGCGTAAACAGCGTCTTTCGGTTGCCCGCAAGATCAAAGATATCCACCGTTCCGTTCTTGAGAATGGACAGGATGTACTTCTCGCTAGCATCCCGCTCAATCAGGTGGAAGAAGGGTTCATCGGCCTTGTTGGGCTGACGAAGAATGTTCTGGCTGTCCCTGATTGCAGCAACAAACTCCGTAGGAGGACGCTTGATCAAGCCTTCCACAGGAGATGGAACAGCGTTGGTGATCGCGTCGGCTTCATTGATATTCCGAATCGTCGGAGGCTGCTGACTAACGCCACCAATGAGATTCGGAATCGGAGTATGAATGTAGACCATCAGTTGACCCAGTAAGACCCACGGCGGATAAAGGTCCTAGCGACATCGTAGGAATCAAAGATGCTGTAGTCAGCGGTGTCCATCTCGTACTCTTGCAGTTTAGCCAAAGCCTGAACTTCGTCGCTCTGGGTGAAAGAGTGCAGTTTGACCGAGCCGACAACGCGATCTTGGAACACCCTAGCAGCCCGAATGGCAATATAGCGTCGGGCCTCTTCAGGAAGTTCCTCGTACTCCAAGAAATACACCTGAACAGTCTTCAGCGAGGTATCGAAGACAAAGGAGTTATTCTTGTTGTTATACAGGCGGTTGCCACGGACAGACACATCCTGACCGCTGATCGGATCGACATCGACCCGGACAATCGAATCAGCGACATAGATATACCCAGTCCCAGTCTCAGGAACCATCTCAATGTCAACCGAGGTGTTGAAGTGCCACCCGTAAGACAGGACTTCCCGGGTGATCTCATCAAGAACCGAGGTAGCAATCAGGGCATCGGCCCGCTGCGTGTTCAGACTGTTGATCGGGCTTTCACCGATTGAACTCAGCATCGTGTTGATGGCCTGAAGGCGGGTTGTCTTGGTAAGTGGCATAGTGTTCCTCAAACAAAAGAGGGGATGGAACCCAACTAAGGGAACCATCCCCCCTTTAACTCACAGACTCAACTCGACTCAGAGAGCAGCCGAGGTCAGTTCGTAGCAGCACTCATTGCGGAGAACCGAGTGGCCCATCGCGTACTTGGCAAGCATCAGGGTGCCCATGCGCTCCATGATGTACTCGCTTTCGACGCTCAGGTCCATCAACTTCACGGTGGCAAGACCTTCACGCTGGAAGACAATGCCACGGGTCGTGGAGAAGTTGGCACCAGAGTAACCAGTACCAGCCGAACCACCCGGGTCGTTCTTAATAGCCGAACTACCGAAGAGCGGGAAGTTAGCAGCGGTGCTTTCGTCCACACTCGGGAGGTGGTTGCTCTTCAGAATGCGGATACCAGCGACCGACATGATCATACCGCTAGCGACGCTACCATTGCTGGCATCGTTGTAGTCGCGGTTGATTGCATCCGAAGTGTCATTCACCAGAGCGTAGTACTTCGCCGGGGTCAGGATGGCAAAGCGATCATTCGACGGAACATTCTTCTCGTCCATCTTCTGAGCGACATTGAACAAAGCCTGAACGAGGTTGTCACCCGTAGTACCAGTACCCTGCTGGGCACCAAGGTATTGGGCATCCGTACCATCAAAGCGGTCCGTGGTGTTGCGGGCACCAAGGATGGCCGTTCGGATCAGAGCCTTGTCAGCGGTGTACGCAAGCGCACGACCGATTTCCGTCGAATAGACCGAACGGACATCGTAGTGGTTCTTCATCTCATCGATGTCAGCAACGAACACCGACGAAACCAACACATCATCAATGAAGACAACCTTTTCGTTGTGCTTGAACTTGTTGAGGTACTTGGAAGTCGAGGCCGAAGTGGGGGCCACGATTGCGCTACCGCTACCCGCACCACCAGTAGCCGTGATGGTACCCGTGGTAGTCGGGGTCGAGAGCAGGCTCTCACCCGGGGTGTGGTAACCAGCACCAGCAACGCCCGTGACCGGGAACTGGGCCGACTTACCGCTGGAAATGGTGCGAACGCGGTGCAGCGGCATCATCACATTGTTTTCTTCAAACGAAGTGACGATTTCACCGCTGAACACCTTGAGGAACAGAGCATCGACATCGCCCGAAGGCGAGCCAGACACGGTGGCCTGACCAATCCGCGACGGCTGACTATTGAAAATTGCCATGACTAAAAATCCTATGTATGAGACACGATAGATGGTTGTAGTAGCCAGTCCTCAAGGTTGTCCCTCGCAAGGGGCCAAGATTCCTTAGCCTTTTCATGGCCCATCCAAAGCCACGAAATGAAAAGAGCCCACCGGAATAAACCGTATGGGCTCAAGGGGAAGTCCGGAGTTATAGGGGATGTTATGGACTTCCCGCCGGGATTTCCCCGGTGTCTTCTGGAACATCAGCAGCCCACCAACCAGCAGGAATTTCCACCCGGTTGGAAGACATAACCTTAGTCCCGTCTTTCTGCACAACGAACACACGCGCCTTGACAGGTTCCGCCAGTTGAACAGGAGTTCCCGGAGGGACCAGAATCACGGTGCTGTTGCACCCGCCTACGGAAGCGATCACGAACGCCCCCAGCATTAGGATCAGCGTTTTCACCTTTGACTTCCTTAGATGCAAGCCGTTCAATGAAGTGCAGGATCGAAGTAACCAGTTGGTAGATCCAACCCATTACGCCGCCTTGTCGGCATCCTTGGCAAGAATCAGGCCAAGACCAGCGGTAACGGCAGCGACCACCGAAGCAACATCAAACACGGTAGCCGGGTCGTTATCCAGCAGGGCGATCACAGCCGACGAAACAGCGGTCAGGATCGTGGCAATGCCAAGGACGGTAGTCTTAGGGTTCTTCTTCATTAGCGGACTCCCATAGCGTTAGACAGGGCGACCCGCTTCTCGACATCCGAACGATACGCGGGGTCCTTGGCGTACCGGGGATCCTTCATGGCCTGCACGATCTCAGCAACGCTGCGGAAGGCCCCACCAGACGGCCCCGTGGTTTCGCCCTGAATCAACTTGGCTGCGGGGTTACCGTTGGTCTGGCCGTAACGAGCCCACAGGCCCTGAACAGCAACCTTGATCGTGCTGAGGTTGCCGCTGTCCATGATCTGGTTGAAAGCGTCAACCTCGTCCTCCGGCAGGTTCTCAGCAGCCCACGAAGTCATTGCTTCGTACTGGGATTCGCCACCAACAAGGCCCATCACAGAACTGAACTGCTGATCCATGACGGCCTTCTGACCATCCACATAGGCCCGGACAATCTGCTCCGGAATACCCATGTTGGCGGTGATGGCCTGAATCGACTCATCGCTCAGGTCGCCGTTCTGGTAGAACTCGGTCGAGTACTGCTCAAGGTTCTCAAAGCCAGCCTTGGGAGTCTCCTTGGTTCCAACCTTCTTTTCCAGTTCGCCGTAAGCCTTAGCGAGATCTTCGGGGCTCTGGAACTTCTGGGGAAGCCACTCAGGACGCGACTGCGGAGTTTCAGTCTGGGCCGAAGCCGTACCCTGTGCCTCTGCTACGGCCTGAGCCAAAGCGTCCACTTCGTTGTTGCTTTCTGCGGTGTCTCGGACAATCGTAACTTGCTGGTGATTACTCATTACTGTTCAAGGGCTCTCTGCTCGGCAACTCGACTAGCACTCTGGACCATCGTCGGAGTATTCTGCTGGAGCATCTGTTGCTGCATAGCCATCTGCTGCTCCTGCTGAATTTGCTCTTCAGTCTTGACCAGTCCCGCCGTGTCGATGCCAAGCGAAGCGGCACGACGGTTCATGTACTCTCGCAGATCAATATACTGCTGAAGTCCCTGTGGGCCCAAGATTTGTCCAATTCCCTGAAGATAAACATCAAGGCGGTTCAGATCGTTGCCACGGCCCAGAGCATCGACACCAGTCACAATGGCCGGAGTCACGAACTTCTTGTCGATCTTAGGCATCTTCTTGGCCTTGATCATGCGATCCATGATGCGCTGGACCAGAGGCAACTGAAATTCCTGCGACAGAAGGCTGTAGATGCCACCAAGTTGTCGTTCGATACTCTGGGTCACCAACCGGATCTCTTCAGCCGTAACACGCTCTGCATTGCGAATTGAAGCCTCAGTCAGCAGGAAGGCGTAACTCAGGCTCTCGTTAATGGAATTCATGGTCTGCAAGGCCACGCTGAAGTCAGCAGCCTTGTTGACCTGAAGAACCGTCACATCCGCCGCGTTGCCCTCAATGATGGCCCCGTTGGGGCTCTGGGCGACCTTCTTGGGGCGGGTAGTGCCGACAGGGTTGATCAGGAACAGGACCTTGGCCGCAGCCGCAGATCCCTCCACGATGCTCTTACGCAGGCTATCTAGGGAAACTAGGTCCCCATAGTACTGCTCGACATACGAGCGGCCATAGTCCTCACCATCCACCCGGTTCATACGCAGGGCGAGGAACGGATTCCGCTCTGCGGGGTAGGTAATGGTGCTGTCTGGAAGGACGGTCCCACCAATCTCTTGGTAGACCTCGACCTTACCATCGGGCAGCACATGACAACAGGTGTACAGGTCCACGGTGTCTTCGTGACTGCACATACAAGACTTGGCAATCTCCGCTGCTTCAGGAGGCAGTACAGCAGGAGCCACAGTCTCCTTGATCACGATCTTCCGGACATGACCCATGGGATCGCGCTTGACCACATAACGGTCCAGCCGAATGACCCGCATGGGGCCGTCATCGGGGAAGTACAGCAGGACATTGCCACAGACGATCAACTGCTTCAGGGCTTCAAACAGCGAAACCCGGATGTTCAGTACTTCGATCTCCTTGGCGATCATTCGCTCCATGTCTGCCAGAGACTTTTCAGCCTCGCCCTTGGCCCGTGGATTCAGGGCCTCTAGGTTCTTCGCGGCCTGCGGATCGATCACAAACCGGAAGAACGGGGCGTTTGGGGGCAGCAGGGACAGCAGCAGGGCACTAGCAAGGTTGTTCACCCCACGGGCACCAATGGACTGGTACGGGGTCACGAACTTCTGCGACCGCTGATCCCCATCGTCGGGCATCAGGTGCGGAAGCGTAAGACGGGAGCAATCGCGGGCTCGTTCAAGATACGAGTACCGCTGATTCTCCAAGTGGAGGTATAGGGCCTTACCAGTTTCAGGCATTTACATTCCCGGGGTGTAGGAGGAAGTCGAACCCATTTGAATCGTAAGGGACTTCTTGCCGCGCCGCTTGAACAGCGGGTTTACATCGCTGGGGGTCTTGGGACGGCTCTGCGTCATAGGAGCAGACTGAATAGCCGGAGGTGGGGGCTCAGGCAACTTGATTTCAGGAGCGGGCGGCGGCGCTTGAACACGGGGGCTGCTGAAAAAGCACATAGGTTAAACCTTGTATGAGGGATTTCCGACCGTTCCGACAGTACGGGTTGAGGGGATCTTATAACGAGAGGCTGCAATGCTAGGAGACTTGGTTTCTGGATACGGGACTTCCCACTTCTTCCCGTTAACACGCAAGCCCATACGCTTGTGGATTCTGCCGTGTTGAGCCCTAATCTTTCGACGCAGGCTGGGAGAAAAAGGCATTGCGAAGTTTGCAGTAGTCCGCGATAGAAAATCCGCAAATGATCCCATTAGTCACGCTTCCATTGTGCCTCTTGTTGCTCTTCATACAACCGGAACAGGTAACGAACAACGGATCGTTGACCAGCCGCATAGAAGATGGAGTCCTGAGTCTCGCCCAGAATTGCACACTTTTCCGGGAAGACCTTGTCGAGATATCCCAGCATTTCCAACTTAATTATTGGAACTGGGGTATTTGCCTCCTTAGAAATGTCGTTATTCACTTCCCGGATTCCTTCTGGGACTGGACATAGGCGTAGAGAATCACCACATAATTGATGATGTCCAGCACGGTATCCCGGAGGGCCTCGTCCTTGACCTTGAACTCCCCTGTCGTAATGAAGGTACTAAGGCGGGACATCTTGTCCGTCAGGCGGACCATGATCCCAGCCTCAGTCTTACAGATCCCCATGGCCTCACAGCGGGTGAAGTTGAGGAAGGGGTGGGTATCGTCCTTGCCCCCGGAGTAGTCGTGGTTCTTACGCTCAGACAGGGCCCGGGCCTCATCAGTCAGTTCCTTGTGGGTGGTCAACAGTCGTGAACGGTTCATGGGGTCCATAGTTTGATCTCCTTAGTGTCCCAGCGGTACTCGCCAGATCGAAGAATTCTAGCACATCTAGCCTGTGTCAACGCATACTCAACGGTGAATCCAGCCTTCT